AAGGTGATGATCTTCCTGTTGGTGTTGCTTGTGCTGTCATGGACTATGCTGTCAATTCAGGAATCTCACGTGCATCAAAAGCACTCCAATCCGTCTGCGGGATATCAAACGGTGATGGGATTATTGGACCAGCTTCTCTCAATGCTGTATGGACTACTGTAAAAAATACCAGTGAAGAAGATGTGATCAATGGTGTCACTGAACAGCGTCAAGAATTTATTCGTGGCTTAAAAATCTATGAAACATTTGGAAAAGGCTGGGAAAGACGTATAACAGAGACACAAGAGAAAGCTTTAGGACTTGTGTAAGTGGCACTTTTAAGTAGGGAAGAGTACAAGCAGTACAAAATCAATGAAGGCTCCTCTCCTCAACAAGCAGAGAACGCCGCTAGATTTTTGTACGATGGTCAGGGTGAAGTATTTAACACTGAGACGGGTGTAGGTCAACCTGCAAGTTCTGCCCCTCAAGGATTGTTTGACCGATCTCCTCCCGGATTTGTGTACACTCAGGTGGCCCCTCCATCAGGATATAAGTACGCATACTCGGCGGATGGGCAACGCTACACAGTTCCAGAGACATACGAATACGCAAGTCGTTCTGAATATGAAACTGCAATTACTGGTACGCCGTTGGGAGGCGATACGACGACAGGGCAAACTTTTGGCCCTTACCAAGCAGGCCAAGAACCGGAAGGTTTTGAATACGGCGATCCTTCAAATACGACTTTTATTGATCCATCGACAATTCTCGATCCATCACAGTCGTATGATCCGGGCACAACAACAGGCACAGGTTCCGAACAAGACTTTAGCGGAAATACTTTTCAAGGCAGAGACACGAATATGGCAACTACAGACTTTGATTTAGGCGATAGACCCGCCTATTCAACAGACGTATCAGGAGGTCAGCAGATTATCTCTGGTACTCCCCAGTCACTTGACGAACTAAATGTCGTTGACTACTACGGGACTATGGCAGATCGTCCTGTCTTACAGCCTGAGACACAGCTTGCACCGCAAATCGCAAAACAAACAGTTCAAGACGAAGAAATCCAAGGGTATACATCGTTAGGAGCAATTCCTCCAAGTGTATCCGCAACTCAACCGGGTGTGACACAAGTTGTATCTCCTACAATTGCGCCTACCGAACTTGGGCAAGTCACTCTTGCAGGGACTGTAGACCGTCCTGAAGTAACTAAAGTTGAAGCACTCAAGTCTTACGAACAAGTCAATGAAGCGGCGGATGCCTTCCAAGCGGCTCAGTTAGACTTATCGGATATCGATCCTCGTGCGACAGTTCAAGGACAATTAGCACTCTTACAAGACCACTTTTCAGATGGGCAGACCCCTATCTGGGCACAAGGAGCCTTGAAACAAGCATCTGCTTTAATGGCACAAAGAGGCATGGGGTCATCTACGATGGCGGCAGAGGCTATTACAAATGCATTGATGCAGTCTGCCCTCCCAATTGCACAACAAGACTCTTCCTTCTATCAGTCTGTGACCATGCAGAACTTGGTTAACGAGCAAGAAGCTGAGATTACGAAGTTCAATGCTCGTTTGTCGTCTATCTTTAACGATCAAGCGGCTGAGAATACAGCACGTAACATCAACGCACAGAATGAGAACGATACTGCACGTTTCTTTGCAGAACTCTCTCAGAATGTCGTTATGGCAAACACTGCGGCTGTCAATGCAATGGAGCAGTTCAATGCGACCACGATGAACCAAGCCAATCAATTCGCCGCTGAGATTGGATTACAGGCAGACACGATTAATGCTCAGATGGCTAATGACATGGCGCAGTTCAATGCAGATCAATTGCTAACTGCCGCTAAATTTAACGCCACGATGAAAGATGCTCGTGAAAAGTTCAATGTGACCAATCAGATTGCTATCGATGCAAACAACATATCATGGCGTAGGCAGGTTAACACAGCGAATACAGCGGCTCTGAATGCGGCCATACAGACTGATGTTCAAAACTTGTTAGGTCTAAAGCAAAACGCCCTGAATAACATCTGGAATCACTACGATACTATGCTAAATATGGCTTTCCAACGGGAGGAAAGTGCTAAAGATCGTGCAACGAATGCCGCCCTTGCAACATTAGATGCAGAGGCTCGTGCAAAACTTGCAGAAGAAAAAGCAACATCAGACCTCCTTGGTGACATCTTTGAAGGCGTAACAACTATTATCGCTGATGATACTGCGTGGGACACAATCAGCGGTTGGCTACCTTGGTAAAGGAACTTAAATGAACGATTTACACGATGCAATTCGACAAGCAGTGTTTGATTACATTAACGTTGAACAATTGCCGATTCGTAGACAGAAGAAAGTAAAAGATACGTACTCTCGTTTTCAATACGATTGGGACACTGTTGACGGATTAGTTGAAACAGGTACGGAGGATCAAGAAGATGCCAGTTGATGCAGGCAGGTTATTCAGACCTGAGATCCCCGGAGAGAACCTGACTGTCGATAGTCGTAGCTATCCTTGGCACAATCCTCCTCAGTACCCAGACTTTGATGAAGCTTTTGAATTCATCGTTGATGACAAGCTATCTAATCAGAAAGCACTATCAGGGGCTATGATGCTTCTATCGCAAGGTATGAGTGCGTTAGGTGCTGTTGAAATGATGTTAATTGCAATGGTCTCTAAAGGGTTTATTACCCCGGACATGTCTTTGATGTTAGCAGGACCTGTCTATAAGACTTTCACTCGATTGATGGATGCGGCAGACTTTAAATATCTTTCAGGATTCGATACTCCAGAAGAAATACGTGCATTTGCAGAATACATAAAGTCAGGTCAGCAGTTTGATACCTCTGGTGAAGGGCCTAAGCTGACCGAAGAACAGCAAGATGAAATGGAACGTATCACTGAGGAAGTGAAAGAACAACTACCTACAGGTGGGCTAATGGGTGCGCCTACCGGGGATGAAGAAGAGATGGAAATTCCTGTCGATGAAGAAACATCTACTTCTCTTATTACTGCCCCTGAAGCAGAAGAGATGCAAGAGGAAAAAGAGTAATGGCGATTAGTAAAGCACTGTCTGCGTTTGCTGGTATTGCACGGGCAGGTAAAGCAATTGTTGAAAAAGAACAAGAAGAAACTGCAGATATAACTAAGCTTGGCCTGAAACAAACTCTTGCAAACATTGCTACAGCTAAAAAGAATCATACAGAAGGCATGCAAGAATTTCGTGAAAAGATGCAGGGCGTTAAAGCACTGCAGAATTTTACATATAAAGACCCAGACACTGGCAATATGATGAAAGTCAGTCAAGCACAAGCAATGGCACTTATTGAAGCAACAGGCGGTGTTAAAGAAGCTTTTGAAGCAATGAAGGATGCAGAGGTTGCGTTTAAAGGTGAAGGTGAAATTGGCCCTATCCAATACACAACAGCAGGTGCATTAGACGAAGAGACTGTCAAAGCCTTTACTGAAGAAGATGATAGAGTTGGAGTAGCCCCATTAAGTCTTGCTAAAGGACGTGGCGCACGTGCGATGGCAAACATCCAAAAGGTTGTTAATAAACTGGGCCTACCACAAAATGGTTATCAAACTCCGGTAGGCTTACCTGAAGTAACAGGTGTTGAAATTGTTTCTCTGAAAGATAAAGACGGAGATACAATAAAGGCTATCGGTGGTGCAATCTTATTGTACAAATTTGATGCAGACGGTACCCCTACAGGCCATACTCCCGGATTTTTAGGGCAAGATAGAAAAGCTTATGTATTTGATCCAAGTAAAGGAGAAGCACGTCCTGTTAAACCTGATGAGTTTGCTGGCTATGAAGATATGCCATCAAAACGTCAGGAAGAAGTTCCTCCTAAAATATTGGAAATCCAACAAGCATACATTGACGATAACTTTAACAAGCCCGGATTCCAAGATGCGTTAAAAGATTACCAAAACATGCAAGCGGGTGTCCAGAAGCTAGGGGTTGCGTATAACTCGATGGCTGATTACGCATTAGATGACTCTGTATATTCATGGACTGCAAACACAGTAGGAAATATTGTTAATCGTTTGAAGGTAGAGATTGCTGGAGTTCAAGTAATTGGATTTGGTGGTCCTGATAATAAACCAGACTCTTCAGAAAGCATTAAAAAGTTAGACTCCTTTATCTTAGAAAATCAAAGTGCATCTGATGTAGCAACTCGTGCAAAAGTACTGGATGCGATGATTGCACGTCATGCGTATGCGTATCTTCAAGCAAACAACGACAATGTGCGTCCGTCCGATGCGGATATGAAACGTGCAATGGAACAGTTCTCTGCATCTAATGCTAAAGAGTTCTATCAGAAGTCTAAAAATTTCTGGGCAGAAACGACTGAAAATGTGAAGAACTCACGAGAAGCCTTACTAAACCATTCTGCGTTTGAAACATACACAGTGATGTCGTATACACCAGAGCAAAAGAAAGCAATTGAACAAGTTGTTGAGTTTAAGAAATCACGAATTCCTGCAATGGAAGTAGACGCACCATCATTCTTATCGAGAGATGTAGACGAAGTTGTTCAAGAAAAAACAAAGATTACAGGAACTGCGATTGAAGTTACTATTCAAAGAGAAAACGAAGATGGAACAAAAGAAACCGGAAAACTCTATTTCTTTATTGACGAAAGCGGTGAAGGGAAGTACTACAACAAAATTGGACCTGAAGGACAGCCAGAAGGAAAGGGTGTTACTGCTCAAGAATTGAGACAGTCTGGTATTACCATAGTCATTTAACGAGGATATCTTGTGGCAACGAATTTAGAAACAATGATGCAACAACTTTTTCGTCCTGAAGTACCAGAGGACGAAAAGGAAGAAACTACCGCACAAGAAACTCCTGAAGTACCCGAAGTACCTTCTACTAATCTGCAGGGGATCTTATCGGGGTTATTTGCTGAAGAACCTGCCCCAGAGCCTACTCCTACCCCAGAGCCTGCCCCAGAACCTACCACTGTTGACCAAGACGTTCCAGTTGGGTTACAGGCACCTGCACCGCAACCTCAACCAGAAGTTCAAGATGTCCCACAACGTGAAGTTATTCCTACATCACTAACAGGTTTTTACGGTGAGGACTTGTTGAATCGTGAACAAGAACTACTAGGCAGAGTGTTACCTCAAACTGAAGGAATCATGTTGAAAGATATGTCTCCATCAGAAATTGAAAGAGCATTAAATGAATCTGGGTTAACATCTGAAGAGTCTGCAGAACTTAGAAACATCTTCAAACAAAAAGAAGATAAGTACAATGCGGTTACTGGAGAGAACGTCGTGTCTATGGACGTTACAATCCCCGGCATTGGCACAATGTATAACGGTAAGATTATTACCGATGAAGATGGACAACGGAAGTTTTTACCTCCTCCAACTGCTAATGAAATTACTCAAACTTTCGACAAAGCCCTTCTTGACACTGCCCGTGGTATTGCGGGTATGCCTGAAATTTTAGGTTTTGAAGGATTCCAAAAAGCCATACCTACTGTATCGACAGAGAACGAAGCGGCGTTAATTGCGGCTGAATTACTGCAGTTAACTACGGGAGGCATGGCAGTACTCAAGCTTGCTGATAAAGCACCGAAACTCATTGCATTAGCAGAAAAAGTCCCAGCATTTAAATCTTTTGTAAAAGGTGTTGATGACTTTACACCTGAAGCACTTGAAAAGGTGTATCAGTATGTCAAGTTAAGCACACAAGGGTTACCTAAAGCAGTTCCTAAAGGGGCTATACCTGTATCTGTAGGTGCGGCTGTAGCGGCTGACGAAGATATTGCGACATTCTTTGGTGATCCTAACATGACCATGGCTGAAGCAAAAACACAGATGCTGATTGAAAGTATGGCGTTTGGTGTCGCACTTAACTTTGCAAGTGCCGCTGGTGAAATTACACGTGTTGCTCCCGGACTACGCTATTTAGGACGTAACCTATCAGCAGGTTTTGCCGCATTGTTCTCAGGTCCCAAGAAACTTGATGAACGTGTCATTGAAGAGTTAGGTCAGATTGTTTATGAAAACAACAAGAGACTTGCTAATGCCAAGACACAAGACGAGATCAACGCAATCTATGAAGAGATGTACGAACAGACTGCAACTCGTTATAAGAATCTGACAGGCAAGGATCTTAATGAGACCTTGGCAGGTGTAGACATGCCGCCTCCCGCAAAGGGGGAGTATGCGCCTTCTTTAGGTGAAGTTCTTGGTGAAGAGGGTCTAATCCGTCTGTTTGTAGGGTTAAGCAAGAAAGGTGGTACAGAAGCTGAGAAACTACTTGCACAATTATTGACCACAAACGAACAACAACGTTTAAGAGCAATTGGGGAAAAGGTTGAAATAGGACGTGCCCAGTTAGCACCTGAAGGTGAAGCGGCTGGTATCGAAGCACGACAAGCCATCGCACCTCAGATTGAAAGAGAGACTGCTGAAATTGAAGCACGTGCGGCGGCAGAAAGGAAAGCGGCTGAAGAAGCGGCTGAAGCACGTAGGGCACAAGCAGAAGCTGTTGAAGAAGCTGAAGTTCGTCGGACAGAACTTGAGATTACAGGAGCCGAAGAAGAACTTGGGGCATCCGCACGTGATCTGCAACGGACTCTTGAACGATCCAATGCCGCTAAAACACGATTGGACGATATTAACGAAGCCATCAATGACGATGGCACAATGCAAATCCTAGATGACGTACTCAAGAAAGATTTAGAGACTAAGGCAACATTAGGTGCGGCTAAGGATGAAGCGTATCGTGCTGTTACTATCGCACCAGAACAGTCTGCTCAGATTGTCGATGACATGTTGGCACGTATTGGTAGTGAAGATTTCATTCGTGCCAACCCTGAGTTTGCTCGTGGTGCGGTAGGTAAGTTTATCCGTATGTTCCGTGGGGATGAGGCTGTCGTCCCTGTTCCGGGGGCACCTGCTGTACCTAAAGGGCAGTTAGATGAACAGTTAGCCAAGCTTCAAGATGAACTCGACAAAGCTGTCACTGCACAGGATATTGCTCGTATCTCATTGCAGATGCGTCAATTAATTCAACGAGGAGCAAAACCTAAAGCACCGGGTGCAATTGCAGAAGAAGGTGAGGCGATTGAGTTGCCTACCATCAATCTGCGTGACCTTGAGATCATTGCAATGTCTGCACGGGATTCTCAAGTCAGAGCATCCTCTGCCGCATTGAATGTTGGTGGTGCAGAGTCTCGTGTCTTGTATCAATTAAGCAGGGACTTTCAGAAGTTTGCTGATGATTTAACTGCACAAGTCGATAGCTATGTTAGTACTTCACTTCCTGCAACTAAAGCACGTGATGACTTCAATATGTTCTTTGAAGAATTCAAACCACGGTGGCGTACTAAGACTGGTAAAGAGTGGCAGAAAGATATTATCGGGTCTCGTACCGACGCAGACATCAACGCAACTGCGGATAAGATTATCGCATTCTTTGCAAATCCAAAGGCCACTTCTGGTCAACGGACCCAGATCAAAAGCTTATTTGATGCAATGCCAGATGATGTCCAAGGTGTGTTTGCTAATAACATCGGTCGTCGATTACTTGCGAAGTTCACACAGTCTAAAGGTGTAATGCCTAAAGCAGATAACATTGAAAACATTGCACAAGCAAGACAAGTGTTAGATCGTCTCAATGAATACTTGCAAGGTATGAAACAGTATGAAGATGTCATACCGGGTGCTTTAGAAGAACTACGCTTTATTAAAACTTCTCTTGAGAAGGTAACTAAGCCTGCCGAACGTGCAAAGGCTCGTGTCGCAACAGCAGAAGCTGAAGCGAAAGTCACTAAGCGGGAGGCAAGAAGAAAAGCAAAAGCTGAAGAACGTGCTATCTCAACTGAAGAAGCAGAGCAACTTGCTCAGATTAATCGTCGATTTAAGCAAGCAGAGAAAGCGATCAACACAAGCACACTTCAGAAGTTCTTAGAAGTAGATGATCCGATTGACTTCTTAGGACGATTATTCAGGGATCAGCAAGGAGCCAAGAAGTTTAATGAACTCTGGACTCGTGCTGGAATGCAAGGCGACAAGTTAGATTCTGGTTTAACTCAGGCGCAACAATCCTTGAGTGAAGCCTCAATGGAATCCTTACTGACTCGTGTGTATACACCAACACAAGAGTTAGGAGAGGTCACAAAATTATCTATCGTCGATATTGCGAACATTATCTTGCGTCCTAATTCAACACAGGCACAAATCTTTGCAACTGCAACCAATAACAACCCAGCCGCAAAAGAATTCATCTCTCAGCTAGGACGTACTGCTCAAAGCTATCAAAGAAGTCTTGGTGGGGCACAGGTTGCAGGATCAAGAACTGCTGATGTTGGTGCATTAGAAAAGATTGTGACTGACGTGCAGATGGTTGCATACGGACCTTTGACAAAAGAATTCCGTTTGGGAAGATTCCTTACAGGATGGTTATTTAAACTGACTGGAGGGGAAGCAAGGATTGCAGAAGCAACAGCACGTGTAATGACACAAGAAAAGTATTACACTCGGGTGTTAGAACAATCTAAGAAAATCGCTGAGAGAGGGTTAGTATCACAGGAGGAAGCGTTTAGCACTGCCCTTGGTGTCGCCCTACTCTCAGCGGCTGGGTACAATAAGTATGATGATTTAGAAAATCCTGAAGAGCAAATGTTCAGAGATTTTAAACAATACGCAACTGTACAGCAGACTCAGGAAGCATTTCCTCAGACTCAGGAACCGACAGTCCCCTAATAATGACTTGTGCCACATCAAGTGGCATTTTAAACCACTCCCCATTTCTGTCTTCACAGACTCTACCACACAACTTATGAGCCAAGGCTTCGGCCTTGCGCTTATCTTGTACATATGCGGCTTCTAACAGTTCGTAGTCCCTATATGGGCTAGATGTTTGATACGCACGAACCCTATCTTCTGCTTCAACAGCCATGCCAATCTTCACCCAATCTTCCCATGCAGGGTTGATCACTGCGTAAACATAACCTTGCTTGGTTGCATCAAGATCACGATGACTCCACGCATCTTCAAATGATTCGTAGCGTCCCGGTTTGTGCATCGGGTGGGTCTTAGGGATGTACTGTCCTGCAACGAACATGCGGTCTTTGTTTTTCTGTTCGTGAGAGTCTATACGTTGACGATACTTAGGGCCAACGTACCACCACTCTCCATCTTCAAATACATAATTCTTTTTCATCGCTGAACAATCCTTTCCAAGTTTTCAAAATACGCTGAGTTGAATCCTCGTTGCCACTCCTTGTACAACTGTGAGGTTCTCTTGTAAGGATTGTTAATTTTTAATTCTAGGAAACAGCGTTTTCCTAAAATAAATGCATTCTTTAATAAAGGTTTACTTTTCGCCTTCGGGTTTTGCATACGGTCTCCATGATTAGTGCCACCCCCAATCTCCCGTCATTCCGTTGGCATTGTAATCGGTCACACGCCCTTCAAAGAAGTTTTTGTGGCTTGCCCCATTCAATACCCAATCCAACCAAGGCAGAGGGTTTTCCTTTACCTTCCAGTTTCCTTTCAACCCTAGCTGAATCAATCTACGATCTGCAATGTAGCGAATGTATTGCTTCACTTCCTTTGCAGTCAAACCTTCAATGTCCCCCATGTTGAATGCTAACTCAATGACTTTGTCTTCCAAAGCAACGGCATCCCGGAACATTTGATAAATCTCTTTCTTGAATTCGTCAGTGACAATGCGTGGATGTTCATTACAGAATGTACGGAACAGCTTGACCATCCCATCACAATGCATTGTTTCGTCTCTCACTGACCATTCAACAATTTCACACATGCCTCGCATTTTACCAAATCTCTGGTAGTTCAGCAACATAACAAAGGCACTAAATAGACTCATACCTTCGTTCATTGCACTACGAGCAACCGCCTTACCTAAGCCTGCATGACTGTGTACGTCAATGTCTTGCATGAACTCAACTTTCTCTTTCATCGCTTTGTAATCTAAGAAAGCAAAGTACTCAGATTCCGGGAGGCCCAATGTATCGTTGATCAACGCATACGATCTTTGATGCACGAACTCACGATTAGCAAAGCTTGTGAGCATGGCACGTATCTCATTGTTCTTAAACTTAGGAATATAAAACTCTAGGTAGTTTGTACCTACAGCGACATCAGATTGCGTGAATAGTTTCAAGATCTGAACGATGTGATTCTTTTCTGCTGGAGTAATGACTCCAGACTTCCACTGTGCAACGTCATCTTGCAATGAAGCCTCCCACTCTCCCCAATGGACTTTCTCATGTGAGATGGCTTTTTCTACAGCCCATGGATATGTGAATGGCTTGTAAGTGACGTTTGGTTCTAATACAGACATTGCTGTCTCCCGTTGTGAGTTGATTTTTTTAAGGCGAACGTACAATTATATTCAGCTAGTCCAAATGATCAATATTGACATTTCTTTCTTTTTGGATAGTAGTGCTTCCAATCAAGACTAAGTCTAGTTCCATTCGTTCCATAATTATATCTGCAATGTCTAGCTGATTCTTTTCTTTAGCACGAACTGCCACATCTGCTAAGGCAACATAGTCTTGAGCAGTTAATGGCTGGTATTCATATTTAAGCATAGGGACATTTCCTTTGTGTTATTTTCGTGTAAAAACGATATAACAAGAATAAACAGTATAATGATAGTAGGGGACTACAGATGGGCAGTCAAGCGACTTTTATTTCTTTTCCATTAAATCCTGTCAAAGATTTTGTGGAAACACCGATTCCATACTTCAATGAAATATTGGAAAGACGTATGACTGTGGTAATGAGGACTGTGGTATCGGATGAGCAAAAGAAACCCATCCGATCTATTACGGTTCGTTATGTCGATCCTGTTTTCTTTTCTAACTCTATTTGAATAAGTTTCGATTCGATCTTAGCTATTTTTTTAGAGTTTCTCTTGACCGAAGCTTTCAGCAATTTCATCCAAAGTTTCAGTAATTTCTGTTGTACGTCTATTGTTGCCATCAAATACTCCGTTACTTATGCAATTTTCAAAGGTATTCCAGAGGCTCTCACAGCGCATGTCAGCGAAGATCTCCAGTCCGTGTATAGCTGAGGCTATCTGATCCTCATTCATGTACTCTAAGCGTTGCATGAGAAGCTTTAGATCATCGACTACATGCCATGCTTTCATGATTGCCTGTTCAAGGTCAAACCTATCAATAGGCATGCCCTTGTCGTTCATGTGTATACCATTAACGATCATATAGTTCTCTCCACAAAAGTGACTAAGTTTAGAGGAATTTGGTAGAAATATTCGCCTTTTGCAATGTGTACATTTTGTACTTCAACAGGCTCTAATGGCTTCACATCGTGAGACCAGAATGTAGCCGCACGAGTGCAGTCCTCATTCCAAATGAAGAACTGCGTTGGCTTGTTGAAGAATTTCTTTTTGCGGTAGGGGAGTTGTACATTGGGGTACGGAAAGTCTCTTCCTTTCCATACTGCTTTCACTTCACACTCAACAAAATACTTTTCAGGGTAGGTATCTATTTCCCCTACCACAACTAGATCTTGTGCGTATTTGTCGTCATTCTCTACGGCAGAAAAGCCTATGTGTTTAAAATAATCAACTGTCGCTTGTCGGGCTTGCTGATCATACTTTGCAAATAGTCCTTTGCTAAATCTCTTCGTCTTCATCATCACTGCACCCATGTATTTCTGTATACAACAAATCTAGTCCACTATGGCACATCGGACAGAGGGAAAAGGCTAGGACACCTAAGTATCCATCAATGCCCCCTTCCTCTTCAAGATCAAATTGGCACTCACAAATACTGCAAGTACATCGTGTATCGTAATCACTCACCATCTTCGATCATTCCTTGATTCTGATAAATCACATTCATTAATTGATTGTTATGCATACGTAATCGTTTCATTTCTTCAAAAGTATCCTGTAACGTTTCGTATGCGTCATTCAGTATCCGCTTATTAAACGGATCTGAATCTTTGATAAGATTGATCCGGCACAGCATGTTCTCTATTTTTTCGTCCATGGTTACCCCTGACAGCTAACACACTCTTCACCAGTAAAATCAATTAACGCATCACGTTGTATTTGCATACCCACCTTGTCAGCAGAAACTCCTGCTTCACTGCGTAGATAGTACAAACCTTTTAAGCCCATAGCCCAAGCTTTGACATGAACACGATTGACATAGGCCCTTTCAATTCCTGCCGGGAAGAACAGATTTACTGATTGTCCTTGGCAGATGAACTCCTGACGTTTCGCCGCATGTTCAACAACGATTTCTTGATCGATTTCAAAGGCTGTTTTGAAAACGTCCTTTTCATCATCTGACAAGAAGTCCAGATGCTGGACAGAGCCTTCGTTCGCAATGATCGATTTCCATGTTGCTTCTGTATTTTCACCATGCCCCTCTAACACTTTTTTTAGTTCTTTGTTCTTAACCAGATGCGAACCTGCACGTGTTCTGTGCGTATACGCATTTGACTTGATAGGTTCAATAGACGCACTGCACCCGCATATGATAGACGAGTTAGCATTCGGAGCAATCGCAAGTAGATGAGCATTGCGTAGCCCTGTGCCTGCCATGTCTGGTGCTTCACCTCGTTCTTTAGCCAATTGCCTAGATTCTTCAACTGCTTTCTCCTTCATACTTTTAAAGATTGCATAGTTGATACCAGACGCTTGCATGGACTGCCATGGGACTCCTTTCTTTTGGAGATACCCATGGAAGCCCATAGCCCCTAAGCCGAGTGAACGTTCTCTTTCAGCAGAGAATTTAGCTTTTGCAAGTTGTTCTGGTGCATGGTCAATAAAGAATTGGAGTACGTTGTCCAAGAGTCTAATAAGGTCTTGGACCATTCTGGTGTCTCTCCACTCATCGTAGTATTCAAGATTGACTGAGGAGAGGCAACAGACTGCTGTACGTTCTTCACTTGTTGCGAGGTGGATTTCATTGCAGAGGTTACTGCCGTTAATCCGAAGTCCAAGTTTTCTTTGGCTTTCTGGTAAGCCTGCGTTGGCTGTGTCGATAAAGTTAATGTAAGGAGTCCCAGTTCTGAGCCTAGCTTCAAGTATTCTTTCCCAAAGCTTTCTAGCTGAGATTGTATCTTTGATAGATCCGTCATGAGGGTCTCGTAAGTTCCAGTCTGTGTCATCTCTAATTGCCTCCATAAATGCATTTGTGACGTTGACTGCAGGGAATAAATTCAGACATTTCCTATCTACATCCCCGCCAGTAGGCACACGGACTTCTACGAACTCCCAGATGTCTGGGTGATCAACATCCATGTAAGAAGCATAACTGCCCTTACGTGTTGTGCCTTGTTTGTCTGAGAGCATCATCGAATCCAATACCTTAATAAAAGGAATAGGACCCGGTGCTTTTTTGCTTACGCTACGAACGGCAGACCAATGCCCACCGACACCACCACCTTTAGCAGATAGCCAGCCGACTTCAACACGGTGGTTAAAAATGCTATCAAGATTGTCCCCCACGTAAGTAAGGAAACAGCTAATAGGAAGACCATTAACCTTTCCGTCTTGTTTCGGGGCATTGCTGAGAACAGGACTCGCAAACATAAACCAATTTTTTGACGCATAGTCATAGATACGCTGTGCAAATTCATAATCACCTCCGCAATAGGCTACAGCGGCACGAGCAAATGCATCCTGTGGTGATTCTTCATCTGGGAGCATATAGTACTCACGCAAAACTTTTAGGGCTTGCTCTGAGAGATTCTCATCTCTTGAATAATCAATCTTGATCATCATGTTCCTCAATCGACTGTTGTTGTTCGTAACGATATAAGTTTGCTCTCGCAAGATCGGACAAAGGTATACCCATTTTGCCAGAAATTGCAGATATATTTTGCAATACTTTCCCCAAATCTTCTGCAAGTATTTGATATTCTACACGTTCTTGATTAGTCTCATGGTTGTGCAGTGCATCATAAACACCTTGTAAAACTTCCACAGAATCAACAATATGTGGGAGGTAGCTTCCAGTACTGATAGGAAAGTGGTGTTGATAATAATCCATACCAATGTCAGGGGGAAGTATTGTTGTCATCGGTCTGGTCCTTAAATTGTTTCAGCATTTTGTTAAACGAGTGCCGAATCTTTTTGAGCGCATACGCCTCTTCCTCTGACAGGTCACTTGTATCGGTCTCGATCATCTGGAGCATGTCATTGGTAAACACTATAATTTCTTTTAACTGCGCTTCTGGTAGTTTAACTTTAATCAGCTTTCGACTTGTAGACATAGTCACCTCTTTTTTCGACACGGGCAATGTAAGAATTCAAATACCAAATGGCTTTCTGCATATCTTCGACACCGTTCTTAAACAAAGCACGTGTGACGTACTCCCACGCTGTGATCCAGTCGTACACATCTTCGTGAGGGACTACCATGCCATCACGCATAATCTTCTGCAGAAGAGCCTCCCGCACGTCCTTGACTTCCAAGTCCTCGTTCAGGATGTAATGCTTCGGCTTATTCACCATGTCCACGGGAGGCTCATAATCAAATGCGTGATCTCCATGGAGTTCCTGTACTTGCTCAAAGAACGATGCCCAGTTCTTTCTATTTTCAGACATTACGCTTCTCCTTCAGGTTTGATGTGGAGTAATTCAATTTCTTCTTCAGACAATCCTTGCATGAACCTTGCCATTGCTTCTGACTTTTCATCTCCAAGATCAAAGTCACCATTTTCAATAGCGGCATTGCCGACTTCAATGACATCTTCAGTATGATGTTTCGACAAATGGACTAACCCGGCAATCACTGCAATACAATCCGCCAGTGCTTCACCTTCTGGTGTTTCAGGGTCAAAGCCGTTTTCAGGTTGCTCTAAGTTAAACCCGTACATAAATTTGAGTTCGTGATCATCTGTAATCTTGATCTTCATGTACGCTTCGTTTTTGTTAACTGTAAATTTCATTTTTCTTTAAACCATTGATCAGGTATCCGTTGATCAGCGTACTGAAATCCATTTTTTGTACACCAATCCCCATAACTTGTTTTCGATCCTTTACGAATCTTTGATTTAGAATTAGAAAATACGAAGCGTATATCGTACTTACTGCCGTGCTGTTCTTTAATCCAGAGGTGCTTCTTGCGATCCTCTAGGGTAAACCTGCCTTTTGTCTCCACCACAATACCATTAGGCAAGATAAAATCAGGAGTGTACGTTCGATCAATAGCGGGTTGTGTAAAGTTAATTCTTGAAGATACATCTTCGTACTTAACATCCAGTCCCCGCTTTTTGATTTGATCTGCAACAGTTTTTTCCAAACCTGATCGATAGCCATGTTTCCTAGCCGCCCTGCTGAACTTCATCAGTTGTCTCTGTTTCGGTATAGACAGTGTAATACTTCCACGGTCTATTCTTGGCCGTACTAGCGGCAGATGGCTTAAACTGCAAGTTTTCCCAGCATTGAAATTTGTAATCACAGAAAGCACATGTCATACCTAGATGACGATTTCCGGTAGGTTTCTTGCGGTATGTTTCTTCAACATCCTCAAAGCAACGTTCTAACGGTTTATCTTTATCTAAGGTACGCTTAGTCTTCACCATATCTGCTTCAACAGTTTTGATCAAATTTGGATCTTCTTCTGCTTCAACAAACTTCATTTCGCCAGTTGATTTATTGACAACAATCCAGCCACCGAATGGTTTACCTGTAGCACGAGCATAGCCGTAACCTTGAGACACATATCCAAATGGGTCATCGTTACGCATTGATGTAAAGTCTTTGAACTTATTCTGGAATGAGTATGGTGATGCAGATTTTACATCCCAAACTTTACCATCAATGACAACATCGTATTCACCATTGATGGTATCTCCATCTAAATTCATCGACACTTTACCTGAGACTGACTCGACAGGGACTCCTGCAAGCTTCATCACAAACAACGACAGAACTTCAACAGCATCACCGATCAGCATACGCATTACGAAGTCGTACTGCTTCTCTTCTGCCATGTCTGGATAGTGCTTTTGAAACCACAACTGACAAGTCGGCCTACCCAAATTACTCATGCGAAGTGTGAAATCTTTACGAGGTTCTACAAACTGCTTACGCAATGATTGCTTAAACTGTTCACCTGCTTCTTCGATTAACTCATCAGAAACGGGGGATAAGTCCCCCGCCCCGATCTTTTGAAGAAGATTACGAACCTTGATTTCGTGTTCGTTAGGGATCTTCATTTATAATCCTAATTCATCTTCAACGAGTTCACCTTCCACAGCCTCAATGACTTTCTCATTGGACTGCTTCGACTTGAGTGACTCATCATGCTTCTGACGAATATCGTCGTTAACCATCTTAATGGTCTCCAAGATGTTACGCATGATTTCAGCATCACCTTCTGTGATCTCCAATACATTTGCAAAGTCAGGAGCAAAGTGAGGAGTGAAGTAAGTCACTGAACCCTTTTTGTGGCGTTGTGT